CTTTGATGTATCTGGCACCCGTTATCGAGATGGTTGGCGCTTTCTCATACGGTGTAAGATTACTGATAAAGTTTATCGAGAATCTGTCCGTAAGAAGAATTTGGATGACGCTTTAGGAGTCTTATTAGATCGCTACGGTTTTGTCGCACAGGCAGCGAGTGGATTAGTAATTGACGTCATACTGCTGGCTGTTGCTATATATAACCATTATTATTTGTGTGGTCGAAAAGGCTTTGGTTTGCATTTAGCATGCGTCCATTTTATTCGAGGCCGTTACCCAGATTGGTGTGAGACCGATTTTTCGCTAGGTAACTTGCACCCAGTACATCAACAAGCAATTCAGGCCGTACTAGGATTACATGGTCAGAACAACGGAGATGTTATGCGATATACCGAGATAGATTACCCCAATTGGCGACATGAGTGGGATAATGATCCTTTAGGAGCGGATGCAATTGCTGCAGCCACTCCTGGATTAGAACCTCAAGGTCTCGATGATTCTGCGTTTTGGAGATCGTTAGTCAAAGTGGTTTCTGTTGTTATAGCTGTTTTTGGTGTAACTCAACATACGGAAATGTCATTTACTGATATTTCTAAGTTAGTTTCAGCTGCTATGCGCGGTGGTTCACTCCTCACAATAAGCACTGCCTCCGAGTTTATATCAGAAGTCCGTAATATATTCACTACTTTGAAGAACTTTTGGAGTTCCGGTTGGGACTTCGCTACTTTCTTCGATTGTAATGGAGATTTGCGTGAAATTGGACAAACATTGGCTTTCATAGAGACTGAGCACAACGAGCTAGCAAACAAGTTGGATTGCGATTTAACATTTCAGTTACAAGAGATGCTGGCCAAGATGGAGAAGTGTCGTACTAAAATTGGAACTTTGTACGCGTCTCACCCTGCTCGGCATGCAGATATACGAATTACGGAACAGAAGCTCAAGGTGTTGTTTGATGCTGTAACATTGACCCTAGTGAATTCTTCTCGAGGTCGCGTCCAGCCATTTGCAATAGCATTGGTTGGAGGCTCTTCGATAGGAAAATCAAGTATCACTGATTGGATTTTACATCAATTTGCAGCAGATTCCCCATTCATTCGTGAGCAAAATCAACTTGAAGATAGAGATGCTCCAGGACCATTAGACATGGGATTAGTATATAGGAGTACGTTAGGCAATGCCACGGTCGATCAATATTTGACAGGATTGTTCA